ATGTTGCAGCTGATCGAGCGAAACCCTGTTGCCACCGGCGAGCCTGTTGACGTGATCGACCTGGCCGACCACCTGCGCGTGGAGCTGGCCGAGGCAGCGAACGCCATGCGCTTTGCCCGAGCGGCGGCGGATGAGGTCGAGCGGCACGCGGCGCTGGCCCTGTTGACGCAAGAGATCGTGGCCACCGGATCAGCTATCGGCACCGTCGCGTCATTGCCGATCGGCCCTGTCCAAGCCGGTGCGCTTGTCACGGTTGAGCGGATCGAGGAGGATGGCAGCACCACACCGATCGCCTCGGGCTGGCACCTGATACACGGGCGCTATCCAAGCCTACGCTTCGACGTGGCCCCCGAGGCCGAGCTGCGCGTCACATACACGGCAGGCTATGGCACTGACTATGAAGCCCTGCCCCGCGACCTGTCCCTTGCGATCCTGGATCAGGCGATCCGGCTTTACGACAGGCGCGGCGACGCGGACACGTCCCCCGGCCTTGCACCCTCAACAGCACGCATAGCGGCCCGCTACAGGCGCGTTGCGATAGGCGCGTAGGGGGGGGCACATGGCAGCACGTCAACAGCACTGTGTGAGGCGCTCTGGGGCCCTGTGGGCGCTGGCGGTCCCAATGCCGACGTTTTTCTCACAGACAGTAACCGGTGGTGAGAGTTCACATTTTCTTGCGAGTGCGCGGCCATGACGATGGCGGGGCAGATCATCGACGCGGTGCAGGGGCTGACAGTTCCCCAAGGCCCGCTTGCTGGTGAGCCTGTCACGCTGGCAAAGTTCCAGCGCGAGTTCATCGAGGGCGCGTTCTCTGGGGGCGTCAATATCGGTTGCCTGTCTGTCGGCCGAGGTGCTGGCAAAACGGCCCTGTCTGCGGCGCTGGCCGTCACCCACCTTCTTGGCCATTGGGACGATCAGGCGCAGCGGGAGATCGTCATATCGGCCCGGACGCTGGATCAGGCCCGCACATGCTTTCGGTTCTGTGCCTCTTTCGTGGGCGATTGTGAGGACGTCACAATTCGGCGCGGCAATGTGCTGGAGATCGAGTATCAGGACGCCACCGGCCCGCACCTTCTCAAGGCCATTGCATCGCAGGGCAAGACGGCCCTGGGCGGTTCGGCCACCTTGGCGATCCTGGACGAAAGGGCGGCATGGCCCGAGGGGCGCGGCGATGAGCTGGAAAGCGCGCTTCTCACGTCCCTGGGCAAGCGTGACGGGCGGGCGCTGTTGATCAGCACATCGGCCCCGGATGATGGCAATGCGTTCTCACGCTGGCTGGATACACCCCCACGCGGCTGCTATGTGCAAGAGCATCGCGCGGCCCCTGATCTGGCGGCGGATGACTGGCCGAGCTTGTTGCAGGCCAACCCCGGCGTCCCCGAGAATATCGGCCCGTCCAAGGACTGGCTGTTGCGCGCGGCGGCGCAGGCGATCGAGCGCGGCGGCAATGCGCTGGCCAGTTTCAGAAACCTTCACAGAAACGAGCGCGTGAATACCGAGGCGCGGCAGCTGTTGATCGAGCTGGAGCAATGGGCGGCGTGTGAGGTTGACATGCAACCGTCACGGCAGGGTCCGGTTTGTGTCGGGCTTGATCTGGGCGCAAGTGCCAGCATGACGGCGGCGGCGTTCTACTGGCCGGATAGCGGCAGGCTGGAAACTTTGGGCTGGTTCCCGGATGATCCATCTCTGGCCGTTCGCGGCGTGAATGATGGCGTGGGGCGGCGGTATCAGGAGATGGCCGATCGGGGCGAGTTGCGCACCATGACGGGGCGCACCGTGCCGGTGGCGCTGTGGATCGAGCAGGTGTTGCAGCACGTCGCTGGCGAGAGCATCGCCACGGTTCTGGCCGATCGGTTTAAACAGGGCGAGGTGCAGGACGGGCTTCAATCGGCAGGCTATCGCGGCCCGGTGACATGGCGGGGTTTTGGCTGGCGCGACGGGGCCGAGGACATCACCCGCTTTCAGCGCGCGGTTTACGATCGGCAGATTGCGGCCCCCAAGAGCCTGCTACTGCGCGCGGCCCTGTCGGATGCAGTCTGTCTATCGGATCCGGCGGGCAATCTGAAATTGGCAAAGGGGCGTTCTCTGGGGCGCATTGATCCGGCGGCGGCGGCGGTTCTGGCGATAGCCGAGGGCCAGCGGATGGCCAGCCGACCGGTGAGCAAAGCGAGGATGCAATGGGCATGACACGGGCTATCGGGTCGGCACTGGACCGGCAAATTCAGTTTCAGCGGGCAACGGAAACGGCGGACGGGTTCGGCGGGTTCACCCTGGTCTGGTCTGATCTGGGCGAGGTTATCCCGGCGCTGCGCATGGACGTGAGCGATACCGAAACCGTGGCGGCGGGCGTGTTCCGCGAGCGGTCAATGATCCGGTTTCAGTGCCGATCGACCGAGTTCACGCGGGGCATCACGGCAGACGATCGGATCCAGCACGAGGGCCAGCTGTTCGGCATCGTCGGCATCAAGGAGCCAGCCCAAGGGCGGCGTCGGCAGCTGTTGGAGTTCACCGTCGAGGGGCCGCTGACATGACCAAGCGACCGGGCAGATGGGCGCTTGTGCGCAAGGAATGGCAGGCGGTGCGGCACGGCGTTCTGGAGCGTGACGGCTGGCAATGCCAGCATTGCGGGGCGCGGCGGCGGCTGGAGGTGCATCACGTCAAGCGCGTGGCCGATCACCCCGAGCTGGCGTTCGATCCGTCGAATTGCCTCACCCTGTGCGGTCCCTGCCACACACGAGTCACGAATTTGGAGCTGGGCAACAATCCCGATCCGAAGCGCGTCGCATGGCGCAAAGCGGTGGCCGAGCTGGCCACGAAACCGATCGAGCGAAAAGGAGAAATCAATGCTTGATTCCGTGAAAATCCAGCGTCGGCAGTCGGAAATCCGGCAGGCGCTGGCCGAGCTGGCCGGGGCTGAAACCCTGACCGACGAAACCCGGTCCAAGATGGACGCGATGGACCGCGAATATCAGGACAATGAGCGCAGGTTCCGCGCGGCCCTGATCAGCGAAAACGAGGAACGCGAGCAGGCCAAGGGCGAGCTGGAAACCCGTTCCAGCCGCGAGTGGTCCGAAATGATGGCCGGGTTCGAGATGCGGCAGGTGGCCCTCTATCTGGACGAGGGGCGCGCGATCGAGGGCCAGACGGGCGAGATCGTGCAAGAGCTGCGTTCGGCTGGCGGGTTCCGTGGCATCCCGGTTCCTTGGCAGGCGCTGGAGCAACGCGCGGGCGAGACGGTGGCC